GACTTCTGCACGGCGAGGAACTCTTCCACCCTTCGTCCTTTGTGTTGACGACGGCGTGGAAAATAGCGTGTCAATCAGCGAGAACGCCGCCAGCCCGACCGCTCAATAAACCCACGCCAACCGGCACGCAAATCAGGCACCGGGCTACGACGCGCTGTAGTGCGCTCTGCGGAGACTTCGGCCTTCCCCGGTGTGGTCACCTTCGCAGGCAACTTGACAGCGCTGCGCGCATCTGAAGACCACCAAGCGTAAATCGAATCGCCGGGGCACGCCGTCTTACCAACGTCCCGATGACCCACCGTCCGCAACGCACCGAACCGCTCCTCAGCCTGACGAAGCAACTCCAGCACCGCCGCCTTCGCAGCCGCAGGCATCTCCTTCGCCCCGTCACCGATGAAGGCGACACCGATGGATTCGGAGTTCTTGCCGCGCGCGTGCGCCCCAGCAAACCCCCACCCCCGGCCTTCGTAGACGGTGCCGTCCGGGGCCACAAGGAAGTTGTAACCGATGTCGGCCCACTTCCGTTCCGGCCCCTGATGAAACGCCTGAATCTGCTGCACCGACCGCTGCCCACGATACGACCCAGTCGTGTGATGCAACACGAAAAGGTTGACGCGCTCCGGTCTCAGCGGAGTCGTCGACCGCGCCGGAACCGCACCCCACTCAGCACGCGAGACAATCCGCATCAGTCAGCCTGATACTTCGGCGCAGCCGTAAACCCGAACCCAATCAGGAACGACGCGACCTTGACGCCACGCTCCTCTAGCAGACGCATCACGGCGTAGTAGACCGCGCCGATGATGGCGACCAGCGCCGTCTCAACCAGCGGCTCATTCACATACGGGCTAATGGGCAGCGTCCCCACCCACCCCATAATCATCGGGACCACGGTCCTGCGAATACTCGTCAGAAAATCCACGGTAGTTGCTCCATCGGTCGTCGAATGTTGCGGCGAACACATACCCGGACAGGATAAGCGACACAAGACTCACGCCGCCAATGACGAGCTGCGACGACACTTGACGGTCAGAAATGTCAAACGCGCCGATGAGAATCATGCAGGTGGCGAAGCCGACCGTGAAGTAGACGAGCCGCCTGCGGTGCTTCCAGCGGTCCATCATTCGTTGTCGATGTGGGCCTGCATCATCGTCTTCAGCGTGTCAACCTGTTCGCGGACGTAGGCAAGAGCCAACTCCAGCGCGGTGAGACGCTGTTCGATTTGGTCTTGGTCGGTCCACATTCTGCTCATCTCCTCACGGATTGCTGCTTTGACTGCTTTGAGGAAGAGAGTGTAAATGCCGCGGAGGAGGGCTGCGATGGTGAGGAGTGCGCCTGCCCATGCGCCGACCATCAGCAGCGGGTCCATCAGCCAGCGAACTCAATCGCGTAAATCTTGGACGTGTTAGTTGCGCCCAAAATCACTGCGGTATCGTTACCTCGCCTGAACCTCGCCTTGTAGGTGACGGGAGACGTTGTCGCTGGCTCAGCCAGACCGATAAGCGTTACGGGAGAATAAATGCGGAAGGTCGGGCTTACGCGGAGCGTCTGATAGGAACCGACCCTCATTCCCTCTGCGCCTTCAAGGGCAACGTCTGAACCATCAGTCAACTGCCAGTAAGAGTCCGTGCTGTTCTGGTCTGTTCGCTCCGAGTAGACGGTCATCACGGACACGACGAGTATCTTCGATGCGACCGAAGTCGGAGTGAGGGTAACGGACAGCCCGGTTACGTCGATGAATGATGAGGATGTAGTTGTCTGGTCACTCGCGCTGGTAGCCGACACAATCTGACGGACCACAGAGGCGTCGGACGGAAGGGTGATACCGCCCGATGCGTCAAGCGTAATCGCCGGAGACGGAGCGGACGGATGCTGAAAGTTCGTCGCCTTCACCGTGCTCATGCTGCCACCCACACGCCAGCAGCCTCATCCCACACGAACTCGCCGTCCGGCTTCGGCATCGGAGCCTCCCACTCAGACCCGGACCACACCCACGACGGGAACGGCGCAGGCATCCGAAGACCCTCAGCCTCGACCGTCCAGCCGACACCAGCCTCGTCCACAATCCGAACCTCGTCATACTCCGGGCTGACCGCAGCAAGCCAGTCTGCGGACGTGTCCTCGTCGTACACGGCAGCGTTGACGACGACACCGTCACGGATGAGCGCAGCAGTCTTCATACCCATGATTGACCTCAGTCCGCGTAGTATTCGATGTAGACGTAACCGGAACCACCCGCAGCACCATTTGTTCCCGCTGCTCCACCAGCACCAACGGTTACTGTGACACTCGCAGCCGGAGTAACGGCGTCGCCAGCCACGGTCCAGTTGGAGTCCCCACCGCGACGTGGGTATGCACCGGCTTGACCGATAGCACCCCGACCCGTGTTATCGGGACCAGCAATACTCGGAGCAGTCAGCACGCTGCTGTAATCGTCAGGAGCGCCGCCCTTTGCTGTCACCGTCCCACCGGAGAAAGCAACGCTGGAGTCTCCTCCTGCGTTAGCCGTGCTGCTATCTCCGATGCTCCCGCCGCCACCAATCATGTGTGCGATGGCGTAGGTCACACCGGCAGGAACCGTCCAAGTACCCGAAGCGGTGAACGCCGCAATCTTCTTATTCAACCCAGCCCCCGTAATCGACCCGGTACCCGAAATAGTGACTGGCATCACGGCACCGCCGGAAACACGACCTCATCAGGCGAAGAGAAGTCCTGTGGCACGTCACGAAGCGCCTGCCGATAGTCGGCCCACACCTGCGCATCCACCGGAGCGTCCGCAACCTGCGTCCAATCGCACGCAGCAAGCAGCGTGTCACGCTCGGCACGCACCTGCGCCCACGCACGGTCAGACTGAATCTCAGGCCACGCCGCCTCCAGCTCGTCAAGCGTCGGCTTCGGCGCGTCGTCAAGCCAGTCCAGCCCCTCATACGAGTCGCCATTCAGCGACCACGCCGCACCGGGCCAGCGGGCGGTGAGGATTGCGGGGATGTCCATCAGGGTTCCTTTACTGTCGAACGAATGTTATCGGAGAGACGACGCGGTGTAGTCGGTCATGCTGCCACCTCGATGACGGTGATGGACGAGACCCCTCGCCCGAAGTTGGCGTTGTTGGTTCCATCCTGTGGCAGGTTCACTCGGGCCGTACCTGCCGCGTTCCCTCGCCTCGCTTCGACCCTGTAGTTTGTCGCCGAGGTCGTCGCTGGGCTGTCGAGGTACACGATGGACTGAGAAACAAGCAGCCCTTGGTTGTTGACGTAGTTATACCCGCCGAAGACGTTTTGGACGCGGCTGGATGAGGCGTCGCCGACGTAGATTTCAGTCCCGCCGCGGGTGACCTTGAAGTGGCCCATGGCATCAGCGTTCGACAGGCCGACGGAGATTTGCGCGATGACAAGGACTTTGGACGTGTTTGAGGTCGGGGTAATGCTGGTAGACAGGCCTGTGACGGTCGTGTAAGTGTCTGAGGTTGTCGTGAACGTGTCAGTCTTGACGGCCTGTACGACGTTCGACCCGATACCCGCAGGACCGAACCCGTCAGCCGCAGTAGGCAGCGTCAGCGTCCCATCATCCGCAACAGCCGGAGCCGCAAGTTCCACATACCCCGACGTAGACCCATACAGCCGAATCTTGCTCATACGATTGTCCATTCTGAGCCGACCGGCACCGTCACCGTCGCAGCCGTCCCAATCGACACAGGACCAGCCGTCATCGCGTTGTACCCCGACGTAATCGAATAGTCCGCAGTAACCGCAGTCCCGTTTTCATAGAAGATTTGGTCCGTACCGCCACCCTTCGCACCGGCAGCAAACGGAACCCACGACGAACCGTCGTAATACTCCAGAGAGTTCGTGTCCTTCAGATACGAAAACATTCCCTCCGACGCAACAGCCGTACCGATAGCCGTGCCACGAGCGGTCGAATCGTCAAACACGAACAGGACTTGGTCCTGCAAATAGCCCTGAAAGTTGGCCTCGGTGACAACCTCACCGACAGTCCAATCCTTGTAACCACGAAGAGACACCGGAACCTCCCCTAGAAGGCCAGCCTGCCGACACCGATTTGGCCCAGCGTAGCATCGTCCAACACGAAGAACGGGTCTTGCTCAATACTGCGAACGCCGATGACGGTCCTCCACGGCTCACCGTCAACCCAACGGTGCCCGACACGGACGACAACAGAGTCCTGTGTCAACTGTGAGACGCCGGGTGGCGTGAAAATAATGTCAAGTCGGTCGCCGAGCTCCAGCGGAAGAACCGCAGTCGCGGCGGTCACAGTCTGAAAAACCTCGACCGCACGCACGGTCGGAATGAGCCTGCCGCGCCGTTCCAGTTCCCAGTCGACACGGTCCTGCTCGCCGCCGTCAAGAAGCAGCGTGGACAGGTCGAGAACGCGCAGCCCGTAGTCGGACTGGGAATCTGTGTTGTCTGCTTCGTACTCGACATCTGCGATGCTGGCGACGACCCGGTTGTAGAAGTCTGCGTCGCCGGACACCCGTGCCATCAACTGGTAGGGGATGCCGCTGCCAGCGTCGGACAGGGTCAGGCTGGTCGGGTTCTCCGCACCGTAGTTCCGGTCGCGGAACTCTAGGTTGCCCGACCGTCCAGAGAAGAGGAGGCCACCCTCAGACCGCTCCACCTGCTGCAAGTACGACAGGACGTTCCCGGTTGCCGTGCCTGCGGCAAGCGTCGAGTCACCCGTGTCAACCGCCGTGCCACCGGACCAGTAGGACGTGTCGGAAGCGATGACCGTCTCGATGCGTGAGCCGGAGTCCTCCGCAGATACGGTGAGTCCTGCGGTGCCGAACGTGGCCTGACCCATACGGGCGAGACCGTCCGTGGCGACGATTGTCACGTCAGCCTGACCACCCGGCCCGTAGTCGAGGTCAATAGAGTCGACGAACCCTGCGAACACCTGATTCCCGTCCGCGTAGATGTTGACCGACCGGCGCGGCTCAACTCCGGGGTAGTAGATGGACGCGGTGTTCAGAGGGTCGAGCGCACCATCACGGTTACGGAGCGTGACAGCAGCACGACCGGCAGACATCGGAGAGGTCAACTCGTTCTTGCCACGCTCAACCTGAATCGCGACCAGCCTGTTCGACAGGTCGACGAGCGTGTCGACCGGGCCAAGACGTGCCGTGCCAAGAATCCCACGAGTCGACGAGTCCAACTTGAACGACGAATCGACCCCCGGCCCGGAGAAACCAACCTCAACCTTCGGGACGGTCACAGCGTTACCGAACTACCAAGCGGCCCGTTCGACCGGGTGTAACGACGAATCGCCTCGACAACCGCCTGTGGGTCTGCCGACGTGACCGTCACATTCACGATGGTCTGACCGCCACCCATGCCACGACTCAGCGGCACGACCGCCTCCGGCCCAGCCTCACCGATAAGCGCGAGCGTCGGACCCATCACGATGCCGCCCTCTGCCAGCGCCGGAAGTCCACCGATGCCCCACTCCAAACCTGCCGGAAGTTTCGGCAGCGGAGCAGACGGGTCAGGAACGAAAGGCAAGTTCCCCATCCGGTTCCTGACCGGACCTGACGGTTGCGACGACTGTACGAACGGACCCTGTGACCCGTCGATGCGAACATCGGGACGCTCGCCCAAAGCCGCCTCAATCATGTCGGCAATCCGGTCAAGGACACCCTGCAACGCTGGGATAGAAGCCTCAACCGCAGCGACAAACCCCTGAGCCGCACGCACACCGGCCCCGTAGAACTGCTGTGCCGCAGCATCCCCAGCACGACGGGCCGCAGCCTCCGTCGCCGCAACCAGCGCGTTCGCCTGCTCAATCGCCGCCGCACCGCCAGCAAGAAGTTCCGCAGCAATCCGGCCCCCGGTGCGCGCACCAAGTTCCGCAATCTCCTGCACCACCTGCATCGAGGCACCGGCAAGACGCAGCGTGTCAATCTGATTCGCAAAACCCTCAGCCGTCGTAAGACCCGTCTGCAAGAACTCGACGAACGAACCCTGAGCGTCCTTCGCGTCCTCCAACTGCTCCGCAGCCTTAGCAATACGCTCCGGGTCTTCCGACGCAAGCGCATCCTGATACGCCTGCTGCGCCTGCGCCAACTGCTCAATCGCCGTCGACTGCGAAGACGCAGCATCCGACAGGCGGTTACCCTGCGTAATGCCCTCAGCGATGGCGTCGCGATAATCCTCAAACTTCTTCGTCGCCTCTTCTAGACGACGGTTGGCATCTGCAAGCGAACGGTCGATGTCCTGCTTGATGACCTGCGCGAGCTTTTGTGCGCCACGGACGGTCTCCTCCGTGATGCTGCCCATCGCGAGAACTTCACGGGAGAACTGGGCGATAGCGTCGCCAGCGTCCCCGGCACCAACGTGCGTTTGATTGAGTTCTTGCAGAAGGTCGCGCATGTAACTGGTGAGCGCAACGACCTTCGGGCCTGACGCGCCGACACTATCCGTCGTGTCATCGGTAGCGAGACCCAGCGACGCCATCGCCTCTTCAAGCGCAGCCGCCGCAGCAGCAGCAGCCTCCTGTTCCGCACGCGCTCGCCGCTGCGCTTCAGCCTGATTTGTGAACCTGCGAATCTCGTTGTCTGACTGGTCGGCCTGAGCGCGCGCTGCCGCAGCGTCCGCGAGCCGCGCCTCTGCCATCGCGTGGTATCCGGCAGCCGCAAGGTCGGCAGCCTCCGCTTCTAGTTCCAGCGCAGTCGCGCGCTTGTCCGACTCCCCTGCTGCCGACTTCCAAATCGCCAACCCGATAAGTCCTGCGAGAAGGGAAAGACCTCCGGTTGCCAGCGCGGTCGCGATAGTCATCTTGCCCATTGCGATAATCAGCAGACCAATGCCCGAAAGCAGATTGCCGACGAACATCATCACAGGTCCGGTCAGAGCCGCCAGCCCTGCCATCTGCACAATGATGTCCTGCTGGGCAGGGGACAGCGCATTGAAACGGTCGATAAGCCCCTGCACGCCGTCGATGATTCGCTGCACGATTGGCATCAGCGTCTCGCCAACGCCACGGAGCGTTTCCTTCAGTTCCGAAAGGGCGCGCTGAAACTTGAACGCCGATGTCTCAGCCGTGATAGCAAACGCATCGTCAAGCATCCCCGTCGTGTTCGCCATGTCAGCAAAAATCTGCTCCGTGGCCTGCACGTTCGACCCCATAAGGTCGAGCACACCGGACAGGGCGCGGATGTTCCCGAAGACCTTGGCAATGGCGTCGTCATTCAGGCCCAGCGTCGACGTGAGCGTCTGAAGAACCGACAGCAGCCCACGCTCGCGCAACTGCTGGCGAAGCCCCTGCGCCGAAAGCCCGTACTTCTCTAGTTCGTCACGCGCTTCCTTCGTCGGGTTCAGGATGGTCGCGAGAATCTGCCGCAACTGGGTCGCAGCCGTCGACGCATCCGTACCAGTACGGGACATTGCAGCGAACGCCGCACCGACTTCGTCGAACGAAACGCCCATCGCAGACGCGACCGGCAGCACCATGCCCATCGACCCGGCAAGGTCGGCAGGCTCCAACTTTCCGTAACGGACAGCAGCAGTCAGCGTGTCCGTCGCACGGGTCGCAGACAGAACCGAAGAGCCGTAAGCGTTCGTCGCAGAAGTGACAAGGTCCGCGACAACCGCCGTCTCACCCAGCCCGATAGCGCTTGCCTTCAGCGACGCTTCAAGAGTCTCAATCGCCTCCGCACCACGCAGACCGGCAGACGTGATGAAGAACAGCGCCTCAGCCGCCTCATTCGACGAACGCCCGGTCGCCGGTCCAAGACGCGCCGCCGCCTCTTCAAGTTCCCCAATCTCCGACGCAGACACGCCGACGAGACCCTGAATCTTTGCGAAGGAAGTCTCAAACTCCGCAGCAGTCTTGACCGCATAACCGCCGATAAGCGCCAGCGGCATCGACACCTTCCGGGTCATCGTCTGACCCACAGAAGTCATCGTCCTGCCGACCAACTGCATCTGCGCGCCAAGAACCTTGATGCGCGCTGAAGTGGTGTCCGCTTGACGGGCTAGACGCTGAAGGTCAGCCCACGACTTCTTGATGTTCCTACCGTTGTAGGCAACCCCAATGTTGATTTTGACTGACACGGGCCGCTCCTACAGACGGACTACATAATCAGCAAAGGTACAGGCCGACTACGCCTTACCGGAATACCGGGCAGGCTTGACAACCTTCAGACCCCGGTTGAAGTTGTCGACATACTGCGCGACGACATCTTCGACCTCGCGCGGCACGAAGGTCACGCCGCGTAGCTCGTCCCACGCACGCCAAATAAGACGGTGCGACCTGCCATGACGCGAACGAATGTTGCCAACCATCGGCGTCGACGCAGCACCCGAACCTGACAACTCAAATACGGCACCGGCAGCGTTGCTGTTACGGATAGACCACAGGCTCGTCCACTTGTCCGACGTGCCAAGATTCAGATTGTTCGCGAACTTGAAGCCGCCCGGACCCGACCGGATGCCGCGAGTCACAGCCCCCGTGTTCCAACGGAGACGGTCGTACTCCCACCGCTTGCCACCAGACTTGCCCTGATTCGGAGCGTAGGAACCGCGAGACCCCGGAAGGCGTGGCGTGTCATTCCAACGTGACAGCGGAGCACCGTCGGAACTTCCGGCCTGCTTCGCATACCCACGGGCACGCTGTACGAACGGTTCCGTAATCTGCTTGATTTCCCGGTCCATCTCCTTCTTCAACTCAGGAGCGAACAGGTTCAGTTCACGGATAGTCGCACGGATGTTGTCGACCCGAACGCCGTTCAGGTCCGCTTCAAGCCTGCCAAGGCCATACACATTAGGCACGCCGTCGACCCTGCTTCTTTCCCCGGTCAGACAGAACCTTCACCATCGCCTTGAACACTTCGGGCGGTGCGTCCATCAGGTCGTTGGGAGCGATTCCGGTCGCGACAGACATCTGCGCGACCAGCATCGTCATCCCGTTGGGGACAAAGGGTCTTCGTCTACCCCCACGACCTCGACGGACTCGACCGTGTCCAACCAGCCGTCGAAGGGCTTCACCGCAGGACCGCCGGACTTGGCACTCTCAGAGGCGCACTTCCACGCCAACCAGTAGAGATGCTCCATCTTTTGGTCTGCGGCGAAAGCCTTCGGCAGACCGACCTTGAACTCACGCTCAAAGGCGACCTGAATCTTCGGCCCAACCGTGTAGTTGTCTGTTGACTTGTCGGTAGTGACGCGCAGGTTGAGGGAAATCACGCGGTCGCCCTCGTCACCTGACCACTCACAGGCCACGTCACGTCTACCACGAGGAGGTCACCCACACTCCCAGCGACGCCGGACCATTCCGTAAGAAGGACCGTGCCGGAGTAGGACGGGTTCGTCGCGCCGACGCTGGTGCCGTTCGGGTAAATGTCGAACGACGCAGTCCCACCGATGAGCGGCGCGATGGTCGCGTCCACGCTGGCAGCAGCGAAGTCCTGATGGAAAGAGAGGGTGATGGAAGAGTCCTCCAGCCCAGCGACACGGGTACGGCCCCCGTCACCAAACGCGGTGGTCTCGACCTCGTCGAAAGTCTGATTGACCTCGACCTGAGCGACGTGGTCCGAAAGGTCAACGCCTCCAAGAACCACGCCAGCGTTCGTAAGAACGATGCGCGCCATTAGTCCTGCTCCTTCGGCTCGTCAGCCGTCATGTCCGGCACCGGGGCAACCGGCTGCCTCTTCTTATAGTTGTCCGATGCCGGAGCAAGATGACCACCCTGAACCAGCGCCTCAATGTTACACCCTGCAAGGTCCGACTCCGAAAGACGAGTGCCCTCAGCCCACCGGAGACGGCCCGAAGTAACCGTCCAACTCATGCCACAACCTCCACGTCGAACTCTGCACCAAGATAAAGAACTTCACCAACAGAGACGGCAGCGTAGTTACGCATCTGCGTCACACGCACCGTGTCAACTACGCCGCCAAGAGTCCGGTCGGACTCGATAGCGGATTTGATGGACGACGCGCCGGTGATGTATCCATCAAGATTGTTCTGAGCAGCCCGGTCGTCCGCACGAGCTACCAGCAAAATAATCGTGAAATAGAAGCGGTCAGCGCCACGCACCATGTCAAGGTCGTAGTCGATGCGGTCAGGCATGACGATGGCCTGCGGCGGTCGGGGCGCGTCAGGAACGGTCGCGGACGTTCGCAGCCCAGAGATGGACGACATCGACGTGGCAAGCGCGGTGCGAATCGCGGCGACAGATGCCATCAGATGTGCACTCGACGGTACGGCTGAAGGAGCATTTGTACGTCCGGGTCAGCCTTGAAAGAGACGCGCATCGCACCCATCTCGCCAAAGCCTGCGACGCCAAGCGGAGAGTCGTAACGGGTCCAAAGGCGTGCCGCCTGAAGAATCGTCGCGGTCTTGACCGGCTCCGGCACGGCAGGCCAGCCGAACGTCGCCTCCACACGCACGGTCGCACGGCCCTCCCAAGTGGGCCAGTAGCCGTCCTCAATCGGAATGAGCCGCGTGTAGACCCAGTCATTGTCCGAAACGAGACGGTTGACCGGCTCCGGCTGATAGTCGACGGAGTTCAGCGTGACACCGAAGGACTGGTCAAGGTCTTCGTCAATCTTGACAGAGACGATGCTCGTCGCGTCGTCAATCGCAACCGACTCCCACCGGCCCGTCGGCACATAGTCACGGGTCGCAGTACCCGAAGCGACCGTGAAGTCACGCTGGCAATACTGGTCGACAAACCGCGACGCAGACGTGAGGACCGCCTGAAGCGGCGTGTCATCCACGGAATCGGTAATCCGAAGCGCAGTCTTCAGTTCCGAAAGCGATGCGTAGTCTGCCATTAGCGACCTCCAATCACGTCAGGATACACGCCTACCACGCCTGACTTGCGAGACGAGCACGCGACACCGGGATTTCCCCACCGTCATCGAACGGGACGGTGAAGGTCTCCCTGCCGGGTGGCCCACCCCACTTCTCCAAATAGTAGGCGGCGTTCAGGCCGAACGTCTCCTGATTACGCAGAGCAAGACGCGCGTCCGACCCGATAGTGCTGCTGTTGTCATGCCGCGTCCGGCTGTCAACCCGAAGATAGGGGACGCCTGCAATAGACATCCG